GATCCAGGCGGGACGCCCGCCGCTTTCGTCCCCATCTTCGAAAGGGTTGTCGTTTTCGGCGGGGGCATCGCCGGGGGATTCTGCCTGTTCGGTCAACCGCTTGCGGACGCCGTTGATCAGGCGTTGCGCCGCCTTGCTCGACAGCTTTGTATGGTCTTCTGTCTTGCCTTCAGATATACTTTTGGTCAATTCCTTGAGCTTGGCGGGCCATTCCCTGCCATAAGCGTCTTTTGCCAGCACCAGCAGTTCGTCTGTTTGCGCCTTTGACGCAAGCCCTTCAGTGCTGGACGTCGACGCCTTACCATTGCCGTTGCCGTTCCCATTGCCGTTGCCGTTGCCGTTGCCGTTGCCGTTGCCGTTGCTGCGTCCTGCAGCGGATTGAGATGAACCGACAGACGCCGCATTGCCGTCGTCGTCGTCGGGGGCCAGCCCGCATTGGGCAATCGCCAGGTAGCGGCGCCCATAGGTGATCGCGCTTCCGATGGCCTGGGCGTCGACCTTGCTCAAGGGTATCGGGAGCGTCGCCTCGACATATTCCCCGCTTTCCGCATGGATGAGCCGCGACGTCACCTGCACGATTGCGCCCCGGTCAGTCATAAGCATGGTGGCGTCTTGATACAACACTAACCCGGCGTCGCACAGTGGACCCTGGGCGGCATCCAGTGCCGCTGCCAGGGACGCGTACGTCGACTTAAAGTGCGGGTTCTGCTTGTCCTTGACAAGCTTGCCCATCGTTTTCTGGGCGGCAAGCATCGCCTTGAACAAATTGACCTGAATCGGGGCTTGCGCCTGGGCCTGGGCCTGGTCTTCCTGCGTCATGTCGAACATAATCCCCCCCCTTAAAGTGAAATGTAGTCGTATTGAGCTTCGATATCGTCATGGTCGGCAGCTTCCGCATCGGCCACACGCTGATAAGCGTCTAGGTAGGCTTGCACATCCAAGCGCGGTTCGTAGGCTGCATAGAAGTCGCTCACCCCCATATAGGCGTGTAAGCGGTCGTAAAATTCTTGAGTCGCGACGCCAAATTCCGTATCGCCAAAGGCAATATTTTCCGTGGGCGTCTCTAGTAAATAGCCATTATTGCAGTCGACCAGAGAGAATTTTGCCCCGCCAAAGTCGACAAATAACCGCTGCGCGTGACCCGTTTCGCATTGCTTGTATGACATAGCCTGTGGTATCCTTATACTATCTTGTATTGACCTATCACTAACAGCGCACCATCTTCGTAATGCTTTCGTGTTGACAATGTACTGCAAAACCATAGTAGCACATAATCAATACGTTGTCAATACCCACTTCAGGCAAAAGCGTGTCTTGATGTCGTGTTGCGCGCGCCGCCCACGCTAGGTATTGACAACGTATTTAAGTCATGCTACCATGTGGTCAGGTTAGTGATAATGTCAAGACAAGAAAGGTGGGACGAGATGGCAGTTAAGCGGAACAAGTTTTTGCAAGTCAAGATGGACGACGCCGAACGCGAGGTTGTCAACGAGGTTGCTGCCAGCTACGGACTGGATGCGAGTACGTTTATTCGCAAGGCGATTGCTCAGATTGCCGCCGCGCCGATGCGCTTGCAAGTCTATCCGATTCTGGAAGAAGGTGGACGTCCGATGGCGGGCAAGCCGCCGAGCGCGACGACTGCCAAGGATGGGAGCCGCTGGCTGCAAGTGCGCGTAAGCGACGAAGAACGCGAGCTGGTGGAAGAATTGGCGCGTATGTACAATACCGAAGTTTCGGTGTTTATCCGTATTCTGGTCGGTTACTTCCGTGTGGTGCATCCCAAGTTGGAGGTTTTACCCCAGGGAAAAGTATTCGCCCTAGAAGCGGCGACGTAGGCAACTTCTAGGGCCGGGGCAAAAAAAAGCACCGGAGCTAGAAGCCCCAATGCTTATTAGGACAATCCGCGACAGCTTGGCGGCAAGTCGGATTGTCAATCATCTGTACCAGGCGCAATGCCTGGCGTATGAGGTACGGACGTGATTCGACGAATAGAACCGAATATAGTGCAAATGCCTGAATGAAGGGGGGGGGAGACTTTATCTCCTGCTCCCTTCTTTGTTCCCCGTCCCCCGTAGCCTACCACGTTTCAAAGCGTTTGTTTTTAGAAAAAACTGACAGTTTCTTGACGACTTACCTACGGTTCTTTCCCCAGGAGGATTCAAAATGATCGACATCATAAACCAAACGCATAGTATTGCATTGCCCGGTATCAACTTTGAGCGAACGGGCCTGTCGATCCCACATGGGTTGGCCTTTGAACGCTGGGAGATGCTGGTGGAAGAATTACTGGCGGTCGAGCAAGGGCAACGTTGGTGGTTGGGTGACGCCCTTAACTATGGGGAGTCTATCTACGGCGAAAAGTACGCCCAGGCTATCGACCTGTCGGGGCTGTCGTATGATACGCTGGCCGACTATTGCTATGTCGCCAGGAACGTTGCGCGGGCGACGCGGCGGGAGTGCCTTTCCTGGTCACATCATAAGGTGGTGGCGGGTTTGCCTGTTGCCGAGCAAACGATCTGGCTGCAACGGGCCGAGGATGAGGGTCTGACCACACGCGAGCTGCGCGAACAAGTCAACACAGCGGCGATTCCCAGATCCCAGCCCGCCCCACGCCGCGCCAACGCACAAGTCGAGACGCAATACGACCTGACCCAGCCCACCCTGGATAACGAGCCGGAAGGCTGGGACGCGATTACGCCGCTAGGTCGCAAGGCGACGACGTTTCAATATGAGGCCTATTCGCTGCTAGGCGCATACACCGGGTACGGCGAATTGTCGGAGATGTATACCCGTCCGATGTGGGGTAGTGTGTACGTCGACATCTACCCGACCGATGAACCGCAAGCGTTAGGCATGTTACTCGCGGCGTGGCACGCCCGCGAGATCGGCGCCGCAATTATCGTGATCCATTCGCGTTTAACGACCAGCTATGCGTTGCCCCTCTGGCAAGAGGGCGTTATCTGCCTGATGGAAGGCAAGGCTGTCGCCTATCTAGGCCCAGATCGCGCACAGTTCGCCCGCTTATTTGCAGAGAAAGGGGTAGTCGCCCAACGCGTTACGTAACCGTCATGTATTTTGACTGTTGCGCTTTTGTATTGATAATGTTATAATAGGGAAAACCATCAAGTGAAATGGAGGTCACAGTATGGTAGACCTGGATCAAGTCAAGCGGAGCAACCCGCTTGGCCCGACAGTTGAGCGTCTCACAGGCGCGCCAATTGTCCGGCAGAAAGTTTCTGCACCCTGGCGATCTGACGGTACGCCCAGCGTGCATATCTACGACGACGGTCACTGGTATGATTTTGGTGAAGGCGTCGGCGGCGATGTGATCGACTTTGTGGGCCGCTTCTACTTTGGGGCGGGCTACAATGCTGCGACGCATTTTCAGGATGTGGTCGACCGTCTGGGGGGGCTAGACATTGCGCCCGCCCGCACCCCGCAGCCAGAACGTCTTGCGGCGCCCAAACCCAAACCCAAGCTGAAAATTGATATGGCCGACGTGCGGCGATGGCATGACACCATGCCCCCGGCGCGCCGCGAATATTGGTATGCGCGTGGCCTGATGGACCCGATTGTCGACCAGCACTTGCTAGGTTGGGACGGACGTCGCTATACCATTCCCCACCTCTATCGCAATGTCCCCTTTGGCGTCAAGCGACGCCGCGATGACCACAACCCCGACGGGATCGACGCCAAGTATATCTGCGTCGCCAACTCGCGCGCGGGCATCTTTAACGCCGAAGTGCTGGCGACCGAGCCTCATGTCATTGTCTGCGAAGGGGAGATCGACTGCCTGTTGCTCAACCAGTACGGCTACCCAGCAGTATCGGGGACAGCGGGCGCGGCAACCTGGAAAGCAGAGTGGGCGCGTTTCTTTGCGGGCGTGCCGCGCGTGACGCTGCTATTCGACAATGACGAAGCGGGGCGCATTGGCGCACGCGGGGTATGGCAAACCATGCGCCGCGCCAAGATCAAGTCGCTGCCTGACGGGATCAAAGACATAGGCGACCTGATCGAAAACTACGACTGGCCCATTACCTGGATGAAAGAGAATCTATCATGATCGTTCGCGTCAAGAAACAAGACAATTTTTTCGTCATGGACAAGACCGCTGTGCGGGATCGGCGGCTGTCGCTTAGTGCCTGTGGCCTGTTGGCAAACCTGCTGGCACAGTTTGACGGGTGGATCGCCCGCGAAGATGAAATTGTCGCCTCGCACGCGGACGGGCGCACAGCGGTGCGTAGTGCGATGAAAGAGTTGATCGTTCACGGCTATATGGTGCGCCTGAAGTTTGTTCACAAAGGGCGTGTGGTCGGTTGGCGCACCGACACCTATGAATGTCCTGCGCTCAACCCGTTCTTCGACCCCACACGCGATGAGCAACCGACGCAAGTGACGATCCCCCTGGATGACGAAGATTACGCGGCGTTCAAGGGCGATGACGGGCGCGCACCACAATTCGATTTTCCAGATGTGGAAAACGCGACCTTAATAAAGAATAAAGATAATAAAAAAGAAAAAGAGCTATCGGCCCCTGCGGAGCCGAGCGCGCCGACTGTGCAAGAATCACCGACGACTGTCGAGGCAACTGCACCCCCGCGCCCCAAACCCAAAGCGGAAAGCAAGAGCTACGTCAACCCCGATACAGGCGTGTCGACTGAAGCCATCCGCGTCGCCTACCTAGACGCGCTCGAGGAATGGGAACCCAACGCCATGACCAATCACGCGGAGATCGGACGTTGGGCCAAAGAGATCGCGACGCGCGGCTTTACGCCCCCAGATGTGGCCCACGCGCTGAATACGATGAAGCTGGATCGTTTCTGGGCCGGACGTCACCTGTCGCTGGGCGCACTGGCCAAACAATTGCCCGCGATCACAGCGGCAGCAAAAAAGCACGCGCCCGCCCAGGCGAAAGCCCGTCAGAACGCCCCACGCAATCGGATGAAAAATCTAGGCGACTGACATTCTGTATTGACATTGTAACGACAATGTGATACATTCGGGCTACGAAGTCACAACTGTTTGAGACAGGAAAGGGAACGTGATGCAAGCCAGTCCGCAAGACCGCATGATTTTGACCAACGCAGATCACCTGGTCGGCAACCTCTGGTTTAACCTGAATCAAGTGCCAGCCATTGCTGCACGCCTCGAGCCGGATATCATGGCGACAGTCGCCCCTGGCCCCGCCGCGCAAGCCTACGCCGAAATGTGCCGCCTGGTGCGGTCGAGTTCAGATCGCCTATCGGCAGGTGCGCTTGAGGGCAATCTGCGCGCCAGTAACTTCGATTTTGGTTGGGTCGAGACGATCCAGAGCCGGATCGAATTTGAAGACCTGGCGACGCTAGAAGGCTATGCGCGTGAGATTGTCAACGTCGCAGAATTGCGCCGGGTGCAAATCGCGTGCAGCAAGGCGACGAAAGCCGCGAGCCAGCCCGACGCCCGCGCGACGGAAGTGATGGGGACGCTGCTTGGGGAGATCGCCAATGCCAGCACCAAGTCAAACGATGTCGAGCATGTATCCGTCCCCGCTGCGCGCTTACGTGAGACGTTTCGCAGTATTCGCAGTGGCCAGCATGATTGGGGCGCAAAAACAGGCTTTCCCGCCCTTGACGCGGTTTTTCGTATGGTCGATGGCGACCTGATTGTCCTGGGTGGACGCCCAAGTCAAGGCAAGACCAGTCTTGCACGTCAGATTCTACTCCATCGCGCCCAGGCATTGGTCGAAGCGGGAGAGGAAGGGCAGGTCGTTTTCTTTAGCGCGGATGATACCGCCGAAAAAGTCTTGATGGGCATGGCCTGTGCTATGAGTAGTGTCAACCAGCGCGCGGTCCGTGATAACCGCGCCACGGACGAAGAATGGGAACGGCTAGACTACGCACTGGGCAAGATCGAAGCGTTGCCTATCTATGTCGACGCCACGCCCAGCCCCACGATTGAGCAAATTCACTACAAGGTTGCCATGCTGCACGCGCGCACGCCTGTACGCATGATTGCCCTGGATTACCTGGAGCTTATTCGCCATCCTGACGCCCGCGCCAGCGACTTGCAGCGGGTCGAACATGCGGCACGCGGCGTCAAGGGCATCGGGCAAGCCTTTGGTTGCCCCACACTCTTGCTGTCGCAGTTACGCAAGGAAGTCGACAACCGCGCCGACAAGTGGCCCAGCGCGGCCGATGTCAAATTCGCGGGCGAAGCCGAAGCCGACACCATGCTTTTGATTATGCGCCCAGAGCATTATCTGTCGCGCGGGGAAGACTGCGAACATGACGAAGGCGACGAGACGGGGATCGCGCTGGTCAACGTCGCCAAAAACAAGACCGGAGAAGTGGGCCGCGTGCGCCTCGCGTTTGTCAAAGAGTACTCCTGCTTCTACACGGTCAACCGCGTCAACCTGAATAACTTCTAGGCTAACGGTTAGGCCCGTCGCACCTGGCGGGCTTTTTTTTGTGTCGCTAAGGTATTGACAATGTGTTGCGGTTGTGCTACCATGTGTATAGGTCAGTATTGGCAACCATCAAGGGAGGTAACAGTGAAAGAGCGCGAGATCAAGATCATTCGGGCTGTACTGAATCGGGAGCGTGTTATGCGCCAGCGGGTCTTTCGGGATACCCCGCAAGGGCAAAGAAAGGTCGCGGAGATCGATGGCGCCTTGGCTGCGCTCGACCTGATTGCTGAAGCATTAGTGGTGGAGCCAGAGCAAACGCAAGCGGGGCTATTCGTATGATATGCCTGTACCACAGGGGGCGCACGCGTGCGGCGGTTCTGCGACGTATAACAGTGCGTCGCTGGTTGTGCATCTTTTTCCGTCGCTGGCTACGCGTCGCCTGTGCAGCAAAGATGCTGCTACGCGCCGAAATGGTCATGGTCGACCGCGCGCTTTGCCGATAGAGGCATCTGACCAGGCGACAGGTTAGGCTAAATATTGTGCAAGATCGAGAGGGAAGGGATAGAGCATGACTGAAGTGAACCGAGTATTGACAAGTGCAGCGCGAAGCACCTGGGCGACGCGTGCCCGCCTAGAAGGGCAATGGCGCACGCCAGAATCGCTCTATGCGCTGCGCTTTGCGACAACTGAAGCGGGAGAGGCCGAGCTTGCCGCGCTGCTGGCCGCGTTCCTGTTGCTGATAGCGGGCGACCAGATCGGGGATGCGGGCGACAAGGCGTCGCTGCGTCTCGCTTTTGTGTCGGCAACCCAGGCGATTGACGCCGACCTGCGTGGCGACCTGTCGTATTCGCGTAATCGCGACAAGACAATTTCGGTGCGCGACGAAGTTTCCGATGTGGCGATGATGCTGATCACCGCGCTTGGCCCCGACTACATCTATGGGGACCAGGCCGACAATCTGTCGCTACGTCTGACCCGCACCCAACGGCGCGCCGCGCACAACTGCCTAGAAAGCATCTGTGACCTGACGTCAATGGCAATGGTGGCGGCTAGCCTGAACGAAGACCACTGGCGCGTGATCGCGCACGCCTGTTTGCTAGAGATCGTCCGTTATCAAGGGGCTGACTTTTTACCATCGCTGCGTGCCCGACTGGCGCGCAAGGAGGCGAAACTTGCTGTACTTCAATAACGTAGGCGAATTGATCATGCTGATCGTCGCCATCTTTGCACTGGCGGGGCTGCTCTCCACACTCATTGTCTGGGCGGCTGTCTACGTGGGGGGGCGTTCACTATGAGCGAATACCTGGGCCGCGTGTCCCACTGGACGCTCGATAAGGCTAGCGCGTGGGCCGACTGCATAGATGATGCGCTGCGGCAGCTAAACGACGTCCTGGCGTCGCTGGTGTCCCGCCGTAGTGCGCTGGTGATTGAGGTCGTGGTGACGTTTGTCGCCTTTGTGGTTATGGCGGCTGCGCTGGTCTTGATCGCCATCTTTACCCTGCTGGGCATCGTGGCGACACTAGGGGGTGGGGGCTGATGACGCCGTTGCATTACTTCGGGATCGCGCTCATGACAAGTTTGCTGATCCTGATCTTGAGCCAACGCCTGGTCGTCTTTACCCTGCGCGGCAAGGTCTGGGGGATTGCGGCAATTTTGTTTTTCCTCTTGTGGGGTTTGTTTTTGCTTGCGCGCATTGTCGAAAACTACGGGCTGATCGCTGCGTACAACTGCCTGTCGACCATGACTGCGGGCTTACTGGTCGGGCTGTTGATTGGGGATGATGCGTAATGAGGCGGCGGGGCAAGACGGATGGCAACCAGACGCGCCTGGTCAAATTCCTGAACGACCTGGGCGCGCTGGTTGCCGATACGTCGGGGCTAGGCGAAGGCTTTCCCGACCTGGTGGTCGGCTGGCGCGGCGACGTTTATCTAGTCGAAGTCAAGAATGATGCTATGCCCCCCAGCAAGCGGGGGTTGACTGACGCCGAACAAAACTTCCATGCGCGCTGGAAACATATCGTGCCGGCACGTTTATGGATCGTTAAAGACGAAGACGAAGTGCTGGCGATGCTGGGGCTGATTCGACCCGGCGAAGTTGTCAACGGGCCGCGTATGGCCCACGCTGCGACCTAAGCGTCGCAAACCTGTATCGACTGATAACATGGACGCCCTGGCGATTGTCGGGGCGTCAGTGTCTAAAGGGGGTGATCGTATGCAGTCGAAGACAACGCCCAAGAACGAAGTCGCACAGTGGGATAGCAATTTGTCGACGCCCGACTACCTGACGCGCGACGCGCCCAATGTCGTCTATGCCACGACGGTGCAAGCCAGCCGCGAGTCGACCGCGTTGTTCCTGAAGTTCGCGACGGTCTTTATCGCGGCCCTGGCCGGGTTGGCTGCATACTTTGCCAGCAAAGCGTCGACCGAGCTTGCGCTGTCGGCGTTCCTGTTGACGTTCGGCGTGCTAGGCTTCTTGGCCTGGCGGTTTACGCTGATTGTGGCGTCAGGCAACTTTGCGGCCGATCGGGAGATCCGTCGCAAATGGGGCTATGAGAATACGCGAATCCACCGCGCCCACGAAGTCTATCTGCGGCAGCTAGATAACCAGGCGCAACGGGATCGCTACCTGTATGACCTACGCATGACCGAGCTACAACGCGACCAGACCCAAGAGCAACTGCGCTTGGAGCTTGCCCTGGCGCGCCAACTGCAACGCATGGGCAGCAACGAGGCGGCGTCTGTCGAGCTTGCTACCCCACGCGGCTTTGTCCCCGCACAAGTGTCGGCTGTGCGTCAAGCGGTGATGGACTGGCTGTATGGCGACGGGATTGTGCAGGGGGTCTACGGGGGGGACGGGCGTCCCAACCCCGATCTGGTGGCTGAAGACGGACGCCTGATCAATCATACGATTCCCTGGTCGTCACGCGGCACGCTCAAGGGCGAAGGCGCACGTAAGGAAGCTTTGGCGATTCTGCAACCGCATGGCGGCGCGTGGCTGGTACACTACACGTCAAGCGACAAGTCTTGGCGTCTCAACCTAGAAGACTATCCGGACGTCAAACGGGTGCAAGGGCTGCTGGGCGGTTACTGACAGGGGCGGCGCCATACTCCATAGAATAAAGAAACGGCCTGGGCGATTGCCTGGGCCGTTTCTTGGAGGTCACAGTAAAGTGACAGGTCGATTACAGTGTAGCATGGCCTGGTGCGTCTGTCAAGGGCTTGGCGCAAGATTCCCGCGCGGATGTTCTACCCTGCTGCTGGGAAGGGGGCTGACAGCCCCAGCAGGGGGGACGGGGTGGGCTATGCCTGTGCGACAGACGTCGCGCGGGGGAGTGGGGCATACCGATAAGTCCCCATTATCGGTAGCATGATTGTGCGCCCCCAACGCCCCCAGACATGCGGAAACAGACCGCTTGATACAATCTAGCGACGCGTGGGGCAAACGCCCCGCTGGGGCCGTTCTGGGCAACTGTGGGCAGTCTGCGACAGGCAAAAGCAACGCCCCGACCATCAGGTCGAGGCGTCAGGCTGCAACGGGGAGACGTCTAGCGGGCGTGGGGCTTGGGGCATCCGGCGAAGGTCTTAAATTCGCGGTAGTGATCGACAATGGTGTCGATGGCGCGAATGGCCCAGCGCGCGGCGTCGTAATTGTCTTCCACGTCGTCGGGGGCCAGTCGTTCAAAGCTCAGGGATGGGTCGGCGTCCCGGCGAAAGTCGTCTGCGGTGTAGGCTTGCACTTGCAGCAAATAGCGGCTGTGCCAGCGTTGGATGCGTTCCCCGTTGATGAAGACGAAGTACGGATTGATCCCGATGTGGTGTAGTGCGCTGACGATCCTAATCTCGCTGTCGTCTTGCGTGGTGTATGTGCCGACTTTGCCGAAAATCTTTTGTGTTTCCATCAGTGATTGCTCCTGGTAAGCGTGTTGCAGGGGGGCTGACAGCCCCCCTGTGCGGGTGGAATTACGTCGACGCCTACTGTGCGACGTCGGGCCATTGAACATACTGCGCGGGGATTGCCTTGCGACCGTCGCGATGCTGGCCGACGATGACCAGTCGGATTGTGGCCGGGGTGCGGTCGTCCCCGATGTTGGTTGCGCCTTGCGGGTGCGGCAGCGCGACCGGGGCTTGGTGAAACTCGATCACGTCTTCCTCGATCCAGGTGTCGGTGACGCGGCTGGCGTCTAGCACGTTCGCGCCGTATGCGCTGATCAGGCGGTGCGGTTCAAGGATGACGACTTCGACGGGCTTGCTCATGGCGATTGCTCCTATGGGCTGTGAGAGGGTCAAGAGGGGCTGGGTTGCCCCTCTCGCTAGGCTGACTACAATTGCACGAAGACCGTGATACATGCGCCGCTGCCTGGGTGCGACAGGCTGCAAGCGGGATTGTTCGACGTGGTCTGGTGATAGACTTCGTAACCGACGTATTTCAGTGTTTCCACTGTTTGCGCCATCTGCGCGAGCATCTGGGCGCGAGGGCCGCGTGAGACGCAACGGGCGATGCTATCGGTTCCGGTGTACTGCATTAGGTGGGACATGACCTGACCTCCTGATTGACCTGTCAACTGCTTCGATGTGTCCATCATACCACACCGTCAATACAATGTCAATACCCAAAATAGCGAATTTTGCCCCCAATTTTAGGCAAAAAAGCTACGGCTCCATCGCTTCGACGTTGCTGGGCTTAGGTGCGTCCAAACAGGCGCGCCCACCAGGGCTTTCCCTGGCTGCGTAGCGCGTGCAGTTCGCCTTCGGCTTTGCCTAGCGCGTGGTGCAAGGCCTCGACTTTCGCCAGCCACTCTTGACGTTCGGCGTCGGCGCGTTCGACTGTTTCTTGCTCCCGACGTTGGGCGTCGAGCATGAGGGCGTGGGCGGCTTGCAGTTGTGCAGCGGGGATCAAGGCTGTGCTGTCGCTGACGTCGGGCTGGGGTGGCGGGGCGTCTTCCCACACGAAGCTAGGGAAGTCGCTTTCCCATTCGGCCAAGATTTGATGATGGGTGCGCCCCTGGGCGGCGCGCGCCATGACAAACGCCAACGCTTTCAGGTCGTCGGGGGTCAGACGTCGGGGCGTGCCAGTGGCTTCGGTCGACAGATAGCGGGCGTAGCGGTCGGTATTGGCGCGTAGGGTCGTGGGTGACATCCCCAGCCTCTGCGCGGCCTGTTTGGGTGTGTATAGCATGACCTGTCCTTTGCTGCGTCTTCAGAATCGCTTGGGCGGGGCTGCGATCACTATACCACGCTGCGGCGGGGCTGCGCTAGGTCACGCGTGGCGGCGTGGCTTGACGTGGGGGCCGCTGGCGGGCCGATAGCGGCCCATGCTGTGCGATGCTGCGAGATTACGCGTAGCGTGCCGCTATGGGCCGCTATGGGGTGTGACGGGGCGTGCAGCGCGGGGATAGGGCAAACGAAAGCCCGTAGCGGCTGGCTACGGGCTAGGGCGAAACTCGGCGGGGTGCGGCGGGGTGCGGCTAGGTCTTAGACGTGATCGACCTGCGTCGCAAGATCGTAGGTGGCGCGGAAAATTTCATCTTTGCAAGGGTAGACTTCTCCGGCGATTCCCCGAATGATCCAGTCGCCTACGTTGGCAGTCATGTCGCCTTCGGGCGTCTCGATCACAATGCGTGACCTGCCATCTTCGCGCCGATAGGCAATCTTTCCGGGTTGCAGCTTGATAATCTGCAAGACCTCAACCCCGTCCAGGAATTGAACGGCTTCGACGACAACGTGCCGCTTGTGCCAACGGTTCATGACCGCGCCGCCCGAATCATCAGGGTTCCGGCGCGTTCGCTCACGCTGCGATGCGGGGCCAGGATGCGCGCCAGGTTGGGGTCGCTGGCGCAGAGGGCGTCGAGGGCTTTGGCGTCATACTTGGCCGACGTCGAGGGCCGGGTGACAAGAATCTTGGCGGTGGGCGTTTGCGCTTCGGTTTCGCCTGTCTCCGTGAATACCTCGCTGATCAGGCTCTTGGCGGCGCGCTGTACAGTCTGATAGCCTTCGACCGCAAAGGCAGCTTCCTGGTAGACAAGTGCGGCATCGGCTAAGACCTGCTGCGGATCGCTGTGCAGTTGGGCCTGGTTCACGCGATCCAGCAAGCGATCGGCGTCGGCGTTGCCCACGATGGGGGCGGTTGTGATCTGCGTTTCGGTGTTCATTCGATCTCCTGTATCCTGCGTATAGTAATCGTTATGGGCCATGTCAGTCGTCCTCTTGCGTGCCGGCACTTGGTGGGGCAAAGTCGTCGGGGTGCGGGTTGTCGAGCGTCCAGGTGGGCGTGTGACCAGGCAGCTTGTCGATCAGGTCGAGGTCAATCAGGTAGTCGTACAGACGTCGATGGGCATGGCCTACCAGACTGACGCAGACCAGGCTCTCGGGTTGAGCGACCAACGCCTCGACCGCCGCGCCCATGTCCCGATGGGTGACGCTGCGCGGGCGATTGTGGGCATAGCCTACGCTGACTAGGCTGCGGTGACGGATGGTAAAGACCTGACTAGGTATCCAGCCCCCAGACCCACTAATCGCCATCAGTCGCCCTTTGCTCGCGCTTGTTGGGCAAGGCGGGCCGCAGATGCGCGAGAAGGCAATAGCCGCGCACAGGCAAATACTTGACATCGGCAATCCAGTGGGTGTAGTCGGGAAACTTTTCCGGCTGCAAGGCAACCTCAAACGCAACGACTAACGTGGCATCGCGCCAACTGTCGCGCAGAAAGAAGGGGCGTCCCCCGACCACTACAAACTCGATATGCAGGTAGCGGTCGCCGCCTGTCGTGGGGGTGCTGGGCGTCGGGCCTGTCTCCGGCAACCAGCCTGGACGTTCCAGGTAGGCGCGTGCAGCGTCAAGCGAGGCGACTTCAGTCGCAAAAGTTTCGGGCGTCGCCCCTTCGCTGATTCTCGACTTTTCCATGTCGATCAGGTCGGTCAACGTCTGCTTTACATCGTATGGAATCACAGTGCCTCTTTTCTAAACAAGGGGGCCGGATGTCCAGCCCCCTTACGATTGCTATGCGATGGCAGGTTTCTGAATCAGGGATTCGGCTGTGGCGTCGGTGAGTTGGGCGGGCACCCAAAGCCCGTCGTCGTTGACGCTGACGGTGACGACCACGTTCTTGCCCAGGAAAGTCGTTCCGTTGTCGTCTTGGCGATAGCGGGCGACGCCTTGCGCTTGCAGCGCACTACCGAGCGCGGCCTCGTCGATATCCCAGACGCGGCTGGTGGTGGGGGCGGCTCCGGCTTGAAACTTGTGAACCATCAGTGCGTACATTGTGACCTGTCTCCGTGTGAAAACTAACTTGACTGCTTCGCTGTCCCCATCATATCACGTCCGCAATACAATGTCAATACCCAATATCACGTTTCGTCGACTGACAGCGCGGCGGGTAGCCAGCCTGTAAACTGTGCGCGATCCAGGGGGCGGGTCATCCACTTGGTGTTGGGTTTGGGCAATGCTGTCGCTGCGTGAACGGGCAGCAATTCTGGGATCGTCTGAATTTGCCCGCGCCCGCTTTTCGACGTCCACAGCAACGCCTGTTTGCGGGTGATGGCTTCGGCCAGTTCCAGAGTCGCCTTGGCGTCTTGCATGACATAGTTCAAGACCTTGTCGTAATTGCCCGCGCTCCATTCGACCGGGGCCAGTGCGCCGTTCATGCCCTTCGTCTTGCCCTCGACCTGCATCCCCTCCAACGCCGCTGCAAGGCTCAAGGGGTAGCCTTTGAGACAGACAAAGTGATACATCATATCGACGTGGGCTAGGGCCAGTCTTGCACAGCGGGCGGGCCAGCCGGATTCTTCCGCAAGCACGTCGAAGTCAAAGCTGGCGCCGTTCCAGGTCACAATGGTGTACCCATGCCTCACCGCGCGCTCTAGCGTCAAGACCAACTCTTGGCAGTCGTCGACAGACATCTGGGGCTGGGGCGTCCCGTCGTCGTATTCCCCGCAGAACGGGCTTGTCACCGCTTGACCTGTATAGGTGCTGTACCAGGCAGTCGCCGCACAGGTGATTCCCAATGGGCGATGCTGCTTCCAGTCGGCAGCGTCTTCCGGCAACTCTTTGGCGATCTCTAGGTCAAACGCTAAAAACTTTCTCATGTGACGATCCTTCCGGTGTAGGTCGATAGTTCCCATTTTGGGAAAACGACATCGGCAAAGTTCCCATTTTGGGAACATGGGCCGGGTCAGTCTTCAACGGGTCGAGCGTCGGGCGGCCAATGATCTTCGACGTAGACTAACCCGGCATACTTGGCCTGGGTGTAACTGTTGCTTTCGGCCACAGTCACACCCGTTTGCTGGTCGATTACTGCATAGCGATGTTTGCCCAGGTAGCGCACGATCATGCGTCGCTGCGGGCCAAACGTCTCCATCACATCCGATGGGGCTGCACTCACTTACGAATCACCTCTTGGTTGACTTGGCCTGTACCTTGACAGGTGGAGCAATCTCCCGTCCCACTGTCGTTTCTGCCTGTCCCCCAGCAGTCGGGGCATTGTCGTTTGATTGCGCTCATGGTTCGCGTTGCCCTTTCATTTGTTCTAGGCAGCGGGGGCAAAAGTCGCGCACGCCTATTCTGTCGCGCGCTTCCATCGTTACCCCGTCCCAGGCCCATTTGCCGTTGGGGAGCTCTTTCCACTTGCGCGCTTGGTATTGCTCGACCACGACTTTGCGACGTCCCCAGCCGCCTCTTTGGGCTTTCGCCCTAGCCTCACGCAGGTTGCGAGACGCTTGGTAACTGTTGTGGACGATTCCGTAACCGTCGCATTTCAGTCTGTACTGACGATCAAGCCCCATGATCCTCACCTCCCAATGTCGGCACAAAGCTCTTGACCTCACAGCCATCGGCTAGGTAATAGCCGGATGTCCCCTCGACTGCCACGTCGGGGTCGACAACCTTCCACCCGTTGCTGGTCGGGATCACGGCGCGCGGTCGACCTGCTTCTAGGCTGACGCGTGCGGCCGCAAAGATCGCCCCCGACGCGTCTAGTCGAGCATGACGTTTGGCTGCGCGCTGCACATCCTGTTGGGGTAGCAACGTCGTATGCGCGTGACGGAATTTCATAAGTCGCCCCTTTCGTGTGGCTTTGCCATGACCAGCAAGATTTCACCCGCGACGCGCGCCTGGTGATTTTGCCCGTAGCGCAAGCGGGGCGTTCTCACGCCTAGAATGTGTACAGTGCGGAATCCCAGCGCGTGTAGGGCCTTCCAGTGCCAGCGGACGACCTGCACGCGTTGCCCCTTGCGAATGTGATCGCTCACGTTGACGATCATGCGCCCGCCTGGACGCAGGACGCGATAACACTCGGCCCACGCTTGGCGGTGAAAGTCCTGATACTGCGTCCCCCATTGCATCCCGCCGCTATTGTCGGGGGTTAGCGGACGTCCCAGCGCGTGACGGTAGGTATTGCGCTGATAGCCCTTCTGGGGCTGACGATCTTCAAACTTGTCGGCCATGCGGTTGCCGTAGGTCGGGCTGGTTGCAATGGCGTCGAAGTAACCGTCGGGCCAGGGCATGTCCTTGGCGTTGCCGTGAGTCGCCCCGGACATCGCGGCCCATTCTGCTTCAATCTCCAGCAGGTAGGCGTCCGGGCGAATCAGGCGCAATTTGCCTGTACCCGCGAATGGGTCCAACACGCGTGGATAAGCGGCAGCGTCTAGGTAGGGCCGCATACGTTCGAGAATCACGTCGCTGTACTTGGCCGGATGGCGCCGAAGCTGGGTCGCCTGGGCGGGGTGGTCGTTCATGGGGCTTGCCCTTTCTCTATGCGCTTGATTTCGTCGTCCAGATACCAGCGCGCTTTGCGTAGGTCTTCCAGCGCGTCTCCCTTGCGCCCCGCACGCCAGAGGTATTTGATCACGTTGCCGACGTTGAAGCCCATGTGCCGGACAACGGAAATACACTCGATAGTGCGGCCGCACTCGCAGGTCGCGGGCGACGAAGTGTAATGCGGCGGGTGGTTGATGAGGTCGGGGCCTTCGCTCATACTGCGCTCCCTCGCGGGTCGTTCACCGCGTCCAGGTAGTGGTTGATGACCCACTCGCGGTTGCGTGGGTCGTGGATGATTGCCAGCGTTTCGGCGTCGGCGTCGGGCCGCGTCGTCATGATCGATTCGACGCCGCGCGCAAAGGCGTCTTCTGCGCTGACATACTCCAAAATGATTGCCGCTTGCTGGCGGTTCAGTTCATGAATCGCTGCGGCGTTGGGTGCTTGGGTCTGCATAGTCTTTCCTCCTGGGTTGATGTGGCGGGCCACAGGGGGGCGTTTGCCCCCCTGACAGTATGTTTCTACGCCGCGATGCGCTTGCGGCGCGTGGCGGGCTTGGATTTGCCTTTGGGCGTGCTGCGCTGACGGTCTTCGTCGGCAGCAATCTTTTCGGCCCCATAGCGGGCGGCGATGTCAGACAGGGAACCGCGACTAGGGCGATACCAGCCGCCCGTATGCCACGACCAGGCTTGCCGCTTCTGGCTCCAACTGAAGCCCAGCCCCGACTTGCCCAGCGTCTCGCGGTGAGGCTTGGTTTCGCCCATCGCCCACAGCCATGTGCCGATCAGGTAGACTTCGACGCCGCTGTCAAGGATGCCGCTGCGGATCACCTCTCCGATCTTGTCCATCAACTCTTGCTCACGTTCGGCGTTGTAGGTGTAGGTGTAGGTCTGTCCGGCGTCGCTCTGGCTGGCCTGACCGTCCATGTGCTGCAAGGCTTGAGCGTAGGCAGCGTTGATCTGTTGCATCAATTCGGTATCGCCCCCAGGTCGGTCGGGGTGGTGGGCCATTGCCAGCTCGCGATAGAGTTTCTTGACTTGCTCGACGGTGGTGCAATGCTTGAAAAAATTCATTTGACCTGTCTCCGTGTGAAAACTAACTTAACTGCTTCGATGTGACCATCATATCACAGTGTCAATACAATGTCAATACCCAATTTAGCTGGATTTGCAGCTATTGTGACGCCCGCAGATGACAGCGTAACGGATATTGTCCGACTGGCTTTGAGCGATTAGGTGGTGGGGGTTGACGCATTGCTCGTTATTGCAGACATGGCCGATGACCTGACCCTCTTGGACGTCCCCGTTAAACAGGAGATAGCTAACCTTGTGGGCGTTCATGACCACACCGTTATAGCGAAACTTGCCGTAGCCGCGTGTGCGGCTGTGCTTTGCCCCGACCCAGACCCAGCAATCTTCGTCGTCATGACCGTCGGCAGGAAAGCGAACCTTGTCGGCAAAGCGGGCGACTACATCTTGGCTAGGCATGGTGCAACCTCTCTTTTGAATCAACTGCGTCTAACTGCTTCGATGGCCCCATCATATCACGTTAGCAATACAATGTCAATACGTTTTTCGACGAATTTCAATACGAGTTTTCAGGCGAAAAAAAAGCCCCGACCGTCGAGTCGAGGCTTGTCTTGCTGCGCTGGGCTAGCTTACAACGTGTCGGCGGCAGCGATGGCCGCGTCGAGCATTTGCGATCCCAAATAGGAGGTCGCTGAATCGAGGAAGTTTGCCATCGCATCAAAGCCCATAGCGCGCACAAAGGCGTCGGCAGCGGCCAGGTATGCTTCGGCGCACCCGGTCAAGTCTTCGGATTCCCGCTGAATCTCCTTAACGGCCGCGTGGGTCACGGCTGATTGCCCGTCATCGGTAAGGCGACGCAAGTAATTGCGATAGCGCACCCGGCGCGCCTGGTAGCGGACGCGCGCCGCCTTCAATCGGTTACGCAGTTCGGACAATTGCTCGACCGTGGCGAAGGGCGCGGGGTTGGGCTGGTCGGGCAAGAGTTGAACGGTGGTCGATTCTTCGGTGTCTGAATACATGGCATAGATTCCCTTTGTCTGTTTTGTTGGTTGCTGCGTCACTGTGCGCCATTGCGCCCCAGCGAGACGTTTGGGGCGCGTTGCGCTAGATTGTACGTGTTTGGGCCTAAACGCCCCGCTACGGGTTCCTGAAGCGTTTCGGGATAGGCTGATAGCAATGCCCGCAGTCGTCAAAGGCGTCACTGAAGCTTTGCAGGCGTTGCCCCAGGTAGATCAAGACCGACGGAAAAGGGGCTGAATTAGTCGCCTGGCCAAAGCGCAAACGACCTTGCAACAGGCACAGCCCTACCAGGTCCATCCTGGCCCACCATTCGGTGTCGGTGCGAACGGGAAGCAGGGCAATAGCCTCGACGATCGGGCCTGTCCAGTAGTCGCGCATAAGCTTGTCGGTCCATACGCCGACTTCGCGCCCGTAGGGTGGATTCATGTAGACGTTCCCCGTCCATGTGTGGGCCAGCCCGTTTTCGGCCAGCCCGTAGTGAACGCGCGCGGGGATGTGCTGGGGGTTGGCCGCACTCGCGCATGGGTCGACGTCGATCCCGCCACGAAAGAATTGCTGAATACGCTCGACCAGCCAAGACGGGGTGTCATGCTTGTCGTCGACTGATGAAAAGAGGGGCTTGAAGTTCGTTGTCATGGTCGCGCTTTTCTTTCTTTATTATTCTTATTACTTATTAAGGTCGCGTTTTCCAGATCAGGAAAATCAGATTCTGGTGCGCGCAGTCGAGTAGGGCAATGGGGGCGGCTGACCCCAGAATCCGATTTTCGTATTCTGGCTTTTTGCCCCAGAATCTGATTTTCGTATTCTGGCAAAGTCGCCCCTGCGAATGTTCGGCGCGTACCGAACATCTAGTCTGAATCACCTTGATTGAGATCGACCCCGCGCAGTTCCCCGCCCGCGACGCCATAAAACCCACCTGCGTCAAGATGTGCCAGCACGCGATCCACGCCCTTCGACATGGCAAACGCAATCAACCCGAAGTCGCGCTGCACCTTGCGACAGGCTTCGTCGCGGCTGATGTTCGTCCAGGCCAATGCCCCGTCCGGTTTCCACTGGTAAAGCATCGCTTTCCCCTTTCAGTCTGCGGGTGACAGAACGCCTGTCACGTTTCCATCATAGCATTATATCAATACAATGTCAATACCCAATCTTCAGGCGGCACATCCTAGCCAGATCGATTACTATACGATATTCTTCAATACAACGTCAATATGATATACTGTCATAAGAAATACGTTCTGCGGGCCAATAGAGGGAAAGGGGGGGCTGTTGCGGGTTGTACGCAAAGAGTTCTTTAATACGGCGAACCGGACGTTTCGGTTCTACCCGCTAGGCGATCTACATCTGGGGGTCAAGGGCTGCGACGAGGCAAAGCTTGCGCGCGCGATTGCAGAGATCGAGGCCGACGAGGACGGTTATTGGATTGGGACGGGCGACTACCTGGACGCAATCAACCGCAATGACAAGCGGTTTGATCCTGACCAACTGGCCGACTGGATGACGTTGCGCGACTTGTCGGACATCAACCGCGCGCAACTGCGTCGCTTCCGGCAACTGTTTGCCCCCATTTCGCACAAGTGTCTTGGGCTGACAATGGGCAACCATGAGCAAACGCAAACGCGTATCTATGAGCGCAATGTTTACCTCGACCTGATCGACTGCATCAAACAAGAGGCGGGCTTTGACGCTGACCATCCATTGCGCTTGGGGTATTCGGGCTGGCTTTTGCCTAGTTTCTTCAAGTCGCAGAATCGCGCAGGGGGCAGTCGCCAACTGCGCTTTTTGATCCATCATGGCGCGGGTGGGGGCGGGCGCACAGCGTCTTCGGTGAACAAGCTGGAAGGCTGGCTGTATAGCCACGCGTGCGACGTCGCCCTCATGGGGCATACCCATAAGCTGGCGTCGACGATGGTGGGGGTCGAAAGCGTGTCGAGGACAGGTCAACTGTCGCTACGCAAACGCTATGGGGTCGTGGCTTCGACGTTTCTGCGGGGCCATTCCGATACTGAAGATGACGGGAGCTATGGAGAAGTGAAAATGTATCTGCCATTACCAACGGGGCGGGTCAAGATCGAGGTGACGCCCCATGCTGAAGACGAGGATGATCGCTTGCGGGTGATCACATGGTAGGAGACGTTTCTAGTCCGCTGGCGTTCCCCGCTGAGATGCTGGATCACGTCGACGAGGTACGCCAGCATGGGTTTTCGGGGATTTTTGTCGAGATGGCCCATCAAGCCTACCGCGATGTCTATCGGGGGGCTTGGTACGCACAACTGGACGCGGCGCGCTGGTTGCTGTTCGACGCCGGAAACATTGCCTGTCTGCTGGTGCAGATGGACCCGGCCAAGTTCGCGGCCATCGCCCGCCGCTATCTGCCGGCAGCGTTGGCAGCGTGTGCGGCTGCGCTCACGCAAAACGAAGCAGATTTGCTGCATGAAATTGTCGCAGGTCGCGACTATGACGAGGGCGCGGCCGCAAAGCTAAGGGAGAAGATGAGTGGCAAAGTCAAAGGTTGAGGCAGGGAACGTCGAAAGCAAGTCGGTTCGTATCGGCAGCGTGATCTATGCCATTCGCGACGCGGTCGATCTTGACCGCGACCGAGAAGCCTTCGGCATGATCGACCTGGCCGATTGCACGATTCTGATTTCGGGACATCTGCATGGACAGTTCCGGCGCAAAGTGCTGTGGCATGAAATTCTGCATGGCGTATTGTACGCGGCGGGCTGCGATGAGCATGACGACGAAAAGCTGGTCGGGGCATTGTCCGAGGCGTTGCCGCGCCTGATCCAAGATAACCCCTGGCTGGTGGCAGATTTGATCGACAAGGGGGGCGCATGACCAAAGAGATTCACGATTTGGCTGACCTGTCGCCTGACGCGTCCAACCCCAACAAAGGAACGGCGCGCGGTCGCTACATGATTGAACAATCGCTGCGCGACGCAGGGGCAGGTCGCTCGATTGTGATCGACCGGGAAGGGCGCGTGATCGCGGGCAATAAGACGCTGGAAGCTTGGGCCGAAATGGGCGGTGAAATTGAAGTCATTCGCACCGACGGGAAAAAGCTGGTCGTGGTGCAGCGCGAAGATTTAGACCTGGACGATCCCGAAGGCCCAGCGCGTCGCCTGAGCTACTTCGATAATCGGGTCAGTGAGGTTTCGCTAGAATGGGACGCCGAAGTCGTCTTTGGCCATGAGGGGCTGGGGCTGGACCTGTCGGGCATGTTTCATGAAGATGAGCTAGATCGCCTGTTGGCTGACCTAGAACGATCCGACCAGGAACCGTACACGCCCAACTATGCGCCGGAGATGGGCGACGCGGCGGTGACGCCCGCGCAAGTCGAGGCGATGGCTACCCGGCTAGACGGTCGCTTCGACGCTCAACCCATCGACCAGATCGAGATTCTTTGCCCCCATTGCGGGGAAAGTCTTTTTGTCAATCGCAAAGACCTTGCGGCCAAGGGGGGTGCAACATGACGTCGCCTGAAGCCGTGACCGTCCAGCGTGCCACGTATGCCGATGTCGCACCGCTGGCGCCCGCTGCGCGCCGCGAGCAAGGGGCCGACATCGCCAACCTCAAACGCCCGATTGACTGGTTTACCTGTACGGTCGACGGGCAACTGGCCGGGTGCATCGGGCTTCTGCGTCTAGGCAAACGCGGCCGGATTCGCGGCTGGTACGTGGTGCCCGCCTACCGGGGGCGCGGGCTGGGCAAGATGCTGCTGGCCTATGCGCTGCGTCATGCTGTGACGTCGGGGCTGAAGCTGGTCGAGATGAACACCAAGCTTTACCCGATGATGCTGCGCTGGGGCTGGCAGGATACAGGCATCCGCTACACCATGCGCGCCTGGTTCAATGGCGACGGGCGCAAGCTGGTCTTTCCGCTGAAGGAATTGCCATGCGCGTCTACCTAAAGCAGAACGTCTTCGACGCTGCGCTGGATCGTATCCGCTGGCTGTTTGACGAATTTGAGAACGTGGTGATCAACGTCTCTGGCGGCAAAGATAGCACCGTCGTCTTGAACCTGGCCCTTCAGGTCGCAGAGGAAAAAGGGCGACTGCCATTGCCTGTGCTGTTTGTCGACCAAGAGGCTGAATGGCAGACGGTGATCGACTACATCCGCACGATCATGAACGACCCGCGTGTCGAGCCGCGCTGGTTGCAAGTGCCGATCAAGATTTTCAACGCGACATCGCCTGAAGACCCTTGGCTTTACTGCTGGGAAGCGGGCAAGGAAGACGTCTGGATTCGCCCGCAAGAGCCGAACGCCATCAAGGTCAATCGCTACGGGACCGACCGCTTCAAAGAGTTCTTTGGTCGCTACCTGGCGACGGAATACCCCGACGCCCCGGCGATCAACATTGCGGGGGTGCGCTGCGAGGAAAGCCCAAACCGCTTGCTGGGGCTGACAACTTACCCGACCTACAAGTCTGTCACTTGGGGTTAGCAACGGGATCGTAAGCGTCACCATTACGACTTCTATCCCATCTACGATTGGAGCTACACCGACGTCTGGAAAGCCATCCACGACAACGGCTGGCCCTATTGTCGTATCTACGACTACATGTATCAGTACGGGATTCCCGTCCACATGATGCGCGTTTCCAACGTGCATCACGAAACTGCGCTTGACAAGCTGTTTTATCTGCAAGAGATCGAAGCCGACACCTGGAATCGGATCACGCGCCGGATTCGGGGTATCAGTACGGCAGGGAAGCTGGGCTTCGACGACTTCTATGTGGGGCAAGACTTGCCCTTTATGTTTGCCGACTGGCGCGAGTATCGCGACTACCTGTTGGAGCATCTGATCACCGACCCGGCTATGCGGAAACGTTATGTGCGGCGTTTCCTGGCGATGGACAATATGCACAGTGCGGGCAAATACGATCTGCGAAACGTCGACCAGATGTACCGCACCCAGATCAATACCATCCTGGCCAACGATTTTGAGTTTACTAAGCTGCGTAACTTCGAGGTTTCGGTACGCAATCGAGTGGGGCGATAACCATGAACATTCATGACCTGATAACTGACTACGTGAACCAGGCAGAGGACAAGGCAGCGGCCCTAGCCGACTTGCGCGCGAAGCTTTTCGACCTGTCGCCCTTTGCTACCCAGCCCATTGACCATGTGCGCTGGGTGCCGATTGAGAAAGTGCGCGCCAACGACTACAACCCCAACAGTGTCGCCAAGACCGAAATGCGCTTGCTGTACACGTCTATCGACCATGATGGCTATACCCAACCTGTGGTGACGATCTACGACGCCGACAACGATGAATATGTCATTGTCGACGGGTTCCATCGCTATTCGATTATGCGCCTGAACGCCGACATTCGCGAACGGTGCGGGGGCATGTTGCCTGTCGTGGTGATCGACAAAGACGTGAATGATCGCATGGCGTCGACAGTGCGGCACAACCGCGCGCGCGGCAAACATTCCGTTGCGGGGATGTCGAACATGGTCTTCGAGATGTTAAGCAACGGCTGGGCCGACGCCGACATCTGCAATGAGTTGGGTATGGAGCCAGAGGAATTGCTGCGCTTGAAGCATGTGACTGGTTTCTCAAAGCTATTTGCTGACGCCGAATACAAGCGGGCGTGGCTGACGAAGAATCAGATATTGCTCAAGAAACAATATGAGGCAACCGACGACTAGACCTGGCCCGCCTTATTTGTCGCAAAGGAGTTTGTGTGAGTGGAAAAGAGAAAAAGCGTCGCTTTGAACGAGACAACCACCTGGCCCAGGTCGCGGCCATGTATCTGCGCGGGGAACGTCAGTCGCAGATTGCCGAAAAGCTAGGCGTCACCCAGCAACAGGTTAGCTATGACGTGCGGTCGCTGCGGGAGCTTTGGCGCAAAAGCGCGCTGGTCGATATCGACGCCGCTGCAGGCAAAGAGTTGGCGCGGATTGACGAAATGGAAGTCGCCTACTGGTCAGAGTGGGAACGCAGTCGCGAGCAACAGACCAAACGTCGCAGTCTCAAGACTGCGCGATCCCGTCCACGTCGGGGCAAGAACCAGGTCGCGGGCGACGACCAAATGGAGACAGAACGCTACGCCGAAGAATTTGAGGAAGTGAACGACCTGCTGGGCGATACCCGCTACCTGGACGGGGTCCAGTGGTGCATTACCCAGCGGTGCAAGATTCTCGGACTGTATGCGCCCGTCAAGAGTCAAAGCGAGATTAGTGGGAAGGATGGGGGCGCAATCGAGATCAACAATGCCGGGAAGCTGCGGCTGGCCTATATGGAGTTGACGCCCGACGAAAGCGAGACAGTCAACGACATCTTGGCCGATGTGGGGGTGCGCGGCTTTGCTGGTCAGTAGTCCCATGCAAGGATTTGCGCGCCCGGCGGTCACCAAGATTCACATGAGTGAATACATTGCCCACGCCCCCACCGCACGCCAGCAAGCCTTTCTTTCCTGGGCAGTCAACGATTACCTGGAAGTGCTGTTCGGCGGTCAAGTTGGCGGAGGTAAGTCTGACGCCTTGCTGATGGCTGCGCTGCAATACGCCGACGTACCGGGCTATTCGGGGCTGCTGCTGCGGCGCACCTATTCTGATCTTGCTTTGCCGGGTGCGCTGATGGATCGGGCCGCAGAGTGGCTGCAACCGACCGCCGCGCACTGGAACGCGGGGACAAAAACCTGGAGCTTTCCGAGTAGTGCGACGTTGACGTTTGGTTACCTGGAAAACGAAAAGCACAAGTACCGTTACCAGGGGTCTGAATTTCAATATGTCGGCTGGGACGAATTGACCCAGTTTCCGCTGTCGCCCTACCTGTACCTTTTTTCGCGCTTGCGTAAGACGAAAGACATTCCCGTTCCGTTGCGCGTGCGCGCGGGCAGCAACCCTGGTGGGGAAGGGCACGCGTGGGTCTTCGAGCGATTTATCGCGGGCCAGGTCGACAACGCCCGTTCCGGCAAGCGGCTATTTATCCCGTCGGGGCTGCGCGACAACCCTTACATCGACGCCGAGCAATACGAGGAATCTTTGTCCGAGCTTGACGAAGTGACCCAGGCACAACTGTTGCGCGGCGAATGGATCACCGACCCCAGCCGCAAGGCGTTTCAACCTGAATGGTGGCGGGGCAAAAACCGCTTTCGCTTCGATGCGAAAGTCTTGCGCGCCGACGTGGTTGCGCGCTGGTGCAGTTGGGATACTGCGCTGAAAGACGGTGACGGTAACGACTATTCCGCGTGCGTCGTGGCTGAATTGACGTCTGACTATCGCCTGTTGATTGTGGATGTGTGGCGGGATCGCTTGCAGTTTCCTGACTTGCCTGACGCGATTGCAACAATGGCATCGCGTTGGAATTATGACGGGAAGTTAAGCGGCGTGCTGATCGAAGACAAGGCGTCGGGGACGTCGGCCTACCAGACCCTTTTGCGGACCGCCCCCGACTGGCTGGCCGCGATCTTGCAGACGTTTCGCCCGACCACTGACAAAGTGCAGCGGGCGCGCCAAGCCGCTGTGTGGTGCAAGCGTAACAGTGTCCTGCTACCCCATCCTGACGCCCGCCTGGAATGGATGCACGACTTTGAGCATGAGCTATACGCGTTCCCTGACGTCACCTTTGACGACCAGACAGACGCGCTGGATCAACTGATTCTGTACCTGGAAAACTACATTTCCGCTGGCTGGCGGGCAAGAGAGGGAGAGGGGCAAGACCATGATCATTCCGAGTCAATTTGAGAGTGTGCCGGGTTACTGGAACGCGGTCAAGCTGCGTCTGATGCACCGTGAGGAAGTCGCCCCCTGGCGCGACCAGTATGCGTTTCTGCGGGCCTACTATCTCAACAATGGCCTGTATGACGTGATCCGGCTTGCCATCGAACGGCAGCGCGGCAGGTCGGTGGATACGCAATCACTACGCAACCCAGCCTTTCGTACTGTCGAGTTTTATGCAGCAAAGACCTGGCCGGGGCCGCTTCCGCGCGCGTTGCCGATTGAGACAGAAAGCCCCGCGATTCTTGAGCCGATCAAGCGCATTTGGGCGTGGAGCAATTGGGGCATGGAAAAGCAGACAGCCGCGCGCTGGGCCGCGAACCTGGGCGATACCTTCATTCGCTGTGCGACTGATGGCGACGAAGGGCGACGGGCGACACGCGTTCACATGGAGAATATCAACCCGGCGCATGTGACGACGTTCGAGGCAGATCGGCGCGGCTACCTGCAATCTATCCGCATTGACATTCCCATGACCACACCCAAGGGGGCGGGGGCGTCGGCCTATTACTGGACCGAAGTCTGGGATCGCGTCCAGCATCGCATCTGGGAGCATGAAGGCACGCCGGAGACGCCCATCAACCAGCTTGGCACGCCCAAGACGACTGCAACCCTGTCGAGCTACGGGATCGACTTTATTCCGATTGTCTGGCAACCGTTCCGCGCCATCGGAGAAGAACGGGGATTGGGGGCGTTTACGGCCCAGGTCGACAAGATCGACGAAGCCAATCGGCAAGCGACGCGGCTATCGCAGATGCTATTTCGCCACAACCGCGCGCTATGGGCGTTGCGCGCCAACGCTATCGACGCCACTGGACGCCCCATGCCCGCGCCCAAGATTGGGGGCAATGCCAATGGGGGGCTGGTCGAGTTCGCGGACGATACGATGCTGGAATTGCCGGGGGCGTCGACCATCGAGTCGCTGGTTCCGAACATCAATTACATGGCTGCGCTGGAAGTCTTGCGCGACCAGATGAGCGAAGTCAAGGCAGACTTGCCGGAGTTGGCCTATTACGACATTCGCAACATGGGGCAAGTGTCTGGGCGGGCGGTGAAATTGCTGTTGAGCGACGCGCTGGATCGCCTACTGGAAGCGCGCGCCAACCTGGAAAATGCCCTGGTGCGCGCCCAGAAGATTTGCCTGACAATGGGCGTCGCGGCGGGCATATTCCCGCGTGCGCTGGGCAGCTATCAGGGGGGCGACTTCGAGCATAGTATCGCCGAACGCGAACCGATCCCGGTCGACGAATACGAAGTGGCGCAAACGGTCAAGCTTTATGTGGACGGGGGCGTTCCGGTCGAGGTGGCGACTAAAGTGTCGGGCTGGTCAGAGGAACAAATAAGCGAGTTAGGGGGCGCGCTGGCGTCAGAACGTGCGCGCAGTGCAGACCTGGCGACGACCATGATGGCGCGTGTGCAACGTCAGATAGACCAGGAGGGGAATGGGGGCGCAAACGACTTGACCGACGCACAAAGCGATGAGGCTGATGGCGCATGACGTCGATCATTGCCGAGACAGCCTATCGTTTCAAGGCCGCGTTGCTGGCCCAGGAGCAACAGGCAATGGAGACTATGGCGCGCCGCTGGCTGGGGGTCATGGATCGCCTAGATGGGGACATCGCTGCGCTGAGTGAGGAAGTTACCCGGCTGGGGCTACGCAACCCAGATCGGATTATGCGGCTGGCCCGCTATCAACGCCTGATGACGCAAGCCTACCAGGAGTTTCAACGCTACGAAGCATTTGCAGGTGATCTAGTCGCCAACAATCAAAGCCTGTTTGCGCGGCTGGGCGTCGACTACGGGCTGGGGCTGATGCAAGAGGCGGGGCGCGGCGTGGCGTTGACTTTCGACCGGATTCCGGTTGAGGCTGTGCGTTTTACGGCGGGCATCGCCGGGGACGGATCGCCGCTGACTGCGCTGTTTAACGACGTCTGGCCCGATGTGGCCGAGCGCATGACCCAGAGCCTGGTCAACGGCATCGCGCTAGGGCAAGGCGCGCAACAGGTGGCGCGTGCGCTGCGCGCGGCAACCAATATGGGGCTGAATCGTTCCCTGCTGATCGCGCGGTCTGAGAGTATGCGCGTCTACCGTGAAGCATCGCTGACGCAGTATCGCAGTTCAAGTCAAGTCGAGGGCTTTCAACGCGTCGCGGCGCATGACAGCCGCGTCTGTGCGGCCTGTTTGCTGGACGAGGGGACAGTCTACGCATTGGCCGATGAAATGCCCGAACATCCGCAGGGTCGCTGTCTTCCGATTCCGGTGCTGGTGCGCCGGGGGCCGAACGAGTGGACACGCGGCGAGACGTGGCTGGCGCAACAAAACGAGGCGCGGCAAATTGCAATTTTAGGAAAGGCAAGGCGCGACGCATGGCAGATGGGGCAAATTCGATTGAGCGACATTCCGCAACGGGTGGAGAATCCGACCTGGGGGCCGACGCTGCGCGCGCGTCCAATCGGGGAGATGTCAATACAATAGCATCACAGATTTCTTACATTGGCAATACATGTGATACAATAGGGCCTAACACCGAGTTCGTCAGAGTCCACCACCCCGATACGGGGCGATTCATGTTCGAGATTGACCTGAACCGTTTGATTGCGGTCGTGGTGCATCGGGGCAAGAGTCGCCAGGTGGATTTGCGCGAGGTGGCAAAACAAGCCCGCTAGGCGCGTTGTTTCGTCGGGGTTCTATCCTGCGAGATGGCATAGGCGCATGGCAAGTCTGGATCAATTCAGACTTGCTGTGCGCCTATTTTTTTTGGGGCGGGCAATGAGCCGACCAGGAGGCTTGACCTGGGACGGGCGCACAGACGGCCCGCAACGTCTGGAAAACCGCAAGGGGGAGTCGCATGAAGTTCCGCAACCTGCAATTGAAATTTCGCCTACCTGTCACGCGTTTCTACGCAAAGGCAGAGGGTGACGAGGGGGTGGGGGGAAAAGACGCTGACGGGGCCGCTGGTGACGCTGGCGGCGAAACTGACAGTACGGCTGACGGACAGGAAAAGCCCACGAAGCAAGACGGGCGTTTCATGACCCAAGCCGAGATTGACGGGATTATCGAGGCGCGGCTGAAGCGCGAGCGCGAAGCGTCGGATCGCAAGATCAAAGCCGAACGCGAGAAAGACGAAGCCAAAAAGCTTGCCGACGCCCAGGAATTTAAGGCGTTGTCGGAAAAGCTGGACAGCAAGGTCAAAGAGCTTGAAGCGCAAGTCGAGCGCAACCAGACCGAGCAAGAGACGGTGGGCGCACAACTGGATCGCTACAAGCAAGTGATCGGCGTGCAAGTCGCTGCGCTGTTAAAGAACGTTCCCGACGCGGTTCGTGAATTGCTGGAAGACCGCGATCCTGCGGACCAACTGGATTACCTGGCCCGCAACGCAGAGGCTTTTGGCGGCACAAAAAGCGTTCCCGGTACGCCCCCGGCAGGTGGCAAAGGCGGCGACGGTAAGAGTCAAGTCAAGGAAGACGAAGCGCGCAAGCAAATGGCGCGCAACTATGCGCGTTCCTTCTAGGGACAAAAGGAGGCTGTAAGTGGCAGTAATCAATCTGGTCACGGCTGACCGCGCTCGCATTGTCGAGTCGCTGGAACAGATGACCCTTCCGGCTGGCGAGGCGATCACGGCGGGCCAAGCGGTGCGCGTCGATACCTCGACAGGCAAATTTACCGGGGCCAACGGGTCGGCGGCGGGCGAGGCGCGGATCTATGGCGTCGCGACCAAGACCGTCGCGGCGGGGCTACCGGTCACGGCAGTGCGGCGCGGCGTGCTGGACGGGTTCAACCTGTCGAGCCTGGCCTATGACGCGGCTGTCTACCTGTCGGATACCGACGGGCGTCTCGACACCGCTGCGGGAACCGTTTCGACGGTGGTCGGGCGTGTCATTCCGGTCTTTTCGCAATTGCTGGGCGATAGCCCGCAAAAGCTTCTGTTGGTCAATCTCTAAGCCACTGAAAGGGGGTGATATTTAATGGCAACTGCACCTTTGTTCGGATTTCTAGACCTGCTGACTGCGTTCAATGACCGCGTGGAAACCGTGGGCGTCGACCTGGTCAACGCGGCAACTCAAGCGACTTTGGCAGAACATAACCGCCAGATGGACGCGGTGACCAGTCTGTTTGTCACGCGCACCACTGACTTCAAGACCCGTTATCGCAGTGCGGCTGCGGCCCGTCTGCAACCGTTGGACGACAACGGGCGCGCGCGGCCTATCTCGCTGGCAGGTCATTACGACCTGGGCTTTCCCATTCAGTCGGCGGGCGGCGCGTGGGGCGCAAACTTCCGCGCGCGAGCCAAGATGACGGTGGCTGAAGTCAACACGGTCTTGTCGACCATCTTGACCGCCGACCGTCGCTGGATGCGCGACCACATTTTCGCTGCGCTGTTTGACAACGTCGGCTGGACGTTCGACGACGAGGAACATGGCGACTTGGCGATCAAGGGCCTGGCGAATAGCGACACGGTTGAGTATCTGATCCAGGCGGGCGCGGATGTGGGCGCGACCGATACCCACTACCTGGCGACGGCTGACGCTATCGCGGATGCGGCCGATCCCTTCCCGGCGATCTACGAGGAATTGGTCGAGCATCCTGAAAACGATGGCGACGTGATCGTCTTCGTCCCCACCAACCTCAAGTCGGCTACCCAGGCGTTGGCTTCGTTTGTGCCTGAAAACGATCCGCGTCTGCGGGTCGGTTCGGCAATCACCGAGCTGATCGCCCAGCCTGGCCTGTCGAATGTTCCCGGCGATTTCCTGGGCTACCACGACGCCAAGTTGTGGGTCTTCGAGTGGCGCGCGCTGCCTTCGGGCTACATCGTTGCGACGACTACGGGCGGGGAACGTCCGGTGGCGATGCGCGAAGAGCCTGAAGCCTCGCTGCAAGGCTTCGGGGCGCGTGCCGAGCGCGATGACTTCCCTTTCTGGGAAGCGCAATACACCCGCTATGCCGGGTTCGGAGCCTGGAACCGCGTCGGGGCTGTCGTGCAACGGATCGGCAACGGGACGTATGCAGTACCCAGCGGCTACGCCGCACCCATGAGCTAGGAAAGGCGGGACCATGCATCACCGTCACAAAGCTGCGCGTGAACAGGTCGCATTGTCCCGCCTACAAGACGCCGCTGCCAGCCTTGCCGGAAAATTCGGCTTGGTTGGCGCGGGTCTTGACCTGGCGGCAATCGCACATCGCGACGCAGAGATCCAACGGCTGTACCAGATGGAGTCGCTGGCCGCGTTCCTGGTCGAGCTTGACGAAAAGCTGGTATCGGTCGCAGAGGAAAGCGTGACCGACAAGGTCAATCAAGGCGTGCTGGATTTGCTGGGACGTGTCGAGATTTCCAAGACAAGTCGCAAGGCGATTTTGCACGCGCTGGGGCTGGATGACGCGGATGTGCCGCAAATGGCACAGGAAGGGCAAGGCGACGCGTAAATGACTTTGCCTACTGCATATAGCGACGCAACCCTAAAAACGTTCATGCTGGACGCTGTGGGCAATCTGGGGGCGATCCTGGGAATCGTGGCTGACGACATGAGCGAAGCAGTCAACGAAACCTTGCTGGCGTACGGGGCCGACGCGGTGACGGATGCAACCGACATCGGCAAGCTGCGGGCGTTGGCGCGGATCGAGGCGTGGCGTGTCGCAGTGGCAAAGAGCGCGGGGAGCTACGAGTTTACCGCGAACAATGCGACGTTCAAGCGGGCGCAAATTCATACGGACGCCCAAGCGGGCTTGCTGCGCGCTGAATCAGAGGCGGCGCGGCGGGGGTACGCCAGCGGCGGCTATGTCGGGGTCACAACGGTGACGTATGCCAATGACCCGCACCGCCCCGCTACCTACTACGAAACGGACGATTTGAGCGAAAGCTAGGTGAGGCAATTTGCGGTTCTGGGACGGGGTGAAGGCGGCTTCAATGGCGGTGCTGGCAGTGTGGATCGGCGCGCCTGAAGCCTACCGTCTGTTGGTTGTCATGAATGTGCTAGACGTGGTATCGGGGCTGACAGCGGCAGGAAAAGCCAGCGAGATTTCCAGCCACATTGGGTGGTTGGGCATCCGCAAGAAAGCATTTATGTGGCTGTTAGTCTTGTCGGCCCACGCGCTACAAACATCGTTTTCGTTCCCGACTGTGCTGGCGGGATATACGCCCGCTGAGATTGTGGCGACAAGCTTTATCGTGGTCGAGGCGATGTCAGTCCTGGAAAACGCAGTCAAGGTTGGCTTGCCTGTACCTGGCTTTATTGTCGAGACGTTGCGTCAAGCGCAAGATCGCCTGGGCTACGATACCCAACGTAAGGCGGGCAAAGAATGATTGAGCCGCGCCTGGGCGTCTATTGGGCACCCAAACATGACCAGCGGGAACATCGCGACTACATGGCCGCGATCAACGGCCCGATTCGCATCCTAGAGCCGGACGTCCAGCATGTAGTCGACGCTGCACAACTGACTAGCGATGAAATTTGGCCGCGCCTGTGGCGAATTGACGACAACGATTTTCAGGTCGTCAAAGACATGATGGTCGATCCTGCGGGGTCGGGCGTGCGCTTGGCGCGTGCGCTGATCGCTGAAGTCGAAAAGATGGAAGCCCAGGCGCGGGCGCGTGACCTGCCATTCCCGACGCGTGACCGTCTCTGGTTGTCGGGCATGAATGAGCCGCCTGTGTGGGTGATCGAGCAACGGGTGGCATTTGTCAAGCATGAAGTCGCATTTCTGGATACCCTGACCGACCTGGGTTGGCAGGGTCTAGCGATGCGTCTGGGCGTGGGGCATCCGGCAGACCTAGACGAAAACAAGCGCGTGATCTGGGACCCATACGAGCCGATCTATCACGCCATCAAGCGCGGCGGGCATCGCCTGGAATTGCACGAATACAACTACTGGACTGGCCCGCAAGACGGGTGGGGCTGGTATGTAGGTCGTCACCACAAATGCCCCTGGGATGTGCGAATTGTCATTGGCGAGGCGGGGGTCGACAACTACGTCGACGCGGCCCGTTGGGAGACGGAGAAACATCGGGCGCGCGGCTGGGTCGGCAATATTACCCCGCAACAGTATGTCGCACAGTTTGATTATTACTTCGACCACGCCGATGATCGGGTCGAGGTGATTTTGCCTTACCTGAGCGACTACCAGGCCAAAGAGTGGTGGTCGTTCGACCTGCTGGGCGCGTACGGTGAAATGACTGCCTGGTGGCGGGCGCGGCGCGCGGCCTATGTCGAAACGCCTGACGTGCCTGACGTGCCTGTGGAAGATATCCCGTCCAAACACCGCACCTACATTCCTGTGGTGCGAACCGTTGTGAAGTCGGGCGACGTGGTGGCGGGGCAAGACTACCCGGCTACGCCCATGATTCCTGACCTGGATGTGATCTTGGGGGGAATGGCGAAAGTGATCGGCGTCGACCGTCGCCTTCCGAAAGCGTTCCTCATGGCCGAGTCGGGCGGGGTTGTGCGCGCCCCCGACATGATCGTGCGCTTTGAGCCGCACATCTTTCGGCAGCGAGTCGAGCGATGGCAGTTTGACGAATGGTTTCGGGTGGGTGCGCCGGAATGGAACGGCGAGTTTCATACGGTGCGTCTGGCTGATGGCAGCTGGAGTACCTATCACGGCAATCAAGGTCTTGAATATTACGCGCTCGAGGTTGCGCTCAAGATCAACGCCCACGCCGCCTATGAGAGTCTAGCGATGGGCGCGGGACAGATCATGGGCTTTCACTACGCGACGGTGGGCTATGCGTCGCCTCAAAGCATGTTTGACGCCTACAACCACCCTGACCAGGGTCGCTTTAATCAGGTCGTGGGCTTTTTCGCCTACTGTATGAGCCGCGACAAAATGCGGCTGGCGATGCAAGCGTTGGACTATCGCAAGATGGCCGAGCTTTACAACGGGACGGGACAGGTCGACCTGTACGCGGGCATCATTCGCAAATGGATGGACCGTCTATGATTTCCGCTGAAGAGATGGCCCAACATCGCGCGCTGCAAGAGTCGACCATGTTGACGCCGGCAGCAATCAAGCGCAAGGCGCGCACCGCCGACGGTGGGGGCGGGGCCACATTGGGCCTAAACACGGTAGCGACGACTGTCTGTCGTCGCTATGCAGAAACGGCGAACACCGCCGAGGAAGTCAAAGGAAGCATGGTCGTTCCGGCGTTGCGCTGGGGCTTCGACTTTCCTGCGCTGACTGACATTCGCGAGCATGACGTGATCGAAGTCGATGGGCAAGCGTTTGAGGTCGTCGCCATCGAAGGGCCGCTGACCTACGAGACTGCGCGCACCGTCTACGGAGTACGCGCCAGTGGCTAGGCGAGTGGGCAGAACGGGCGTGCGCGTGCGGGTCAATAACTTTCCGCGCATTGTCGCTGCGTTGCCCGGAGTCGGGCGCCAGGCGGTCGAGGAAGCACTCGCGGAGATTGAGACGCATATCCGGCTGGCAATGGCAGCAAGCGGCAGCGGGCGCATTTATCGACGCAAAGACCGCACCCACCAGGCGTCTGCACCAGGAGAAGCCCCGGCGATTGACTACGGGATTCTTTCAGGGTCGATCCAGCAGGGCATGACAGGCGAAACCAGCGGCGCGGTCTACACCAATATGCTGTACGCAGTTTACCTGGAATTTGGCACACGTCACCTGGCGGCACGCCCATTCATGGTGCCCGCTGCAGACGCTATTCGACCTGCGTTTATCGAGCATTTGCGGTCAAGCCTAGAGAGGGGGCTGCGATGAGTTCAATCTGGGACGCAGATCGATGGCTGTATGACCGACTGACCAACGACGCCACGCTGATGAACCTGGTCACGGCGGTGTATAGCGACATCGCACCTGAAGATGCGGTCTATGACTTCGTGCTGATGAGCCTACCCAATCAGGGTGGCGTCTCACGGCAAACGGCCAATGCGGATCGTGTCTACGACAGTCTGCGCTACCTGATCCGCGTGGTGGGCGAAACTGAAAGCTATGGCGCATTGGATGCGGCAGCGTCCCGAATCGAGACGTTGCTGCACAAAGCCAGCGGCGTCACCAGCAATGGTCAAGTGCTGGCCTGTACCTACGAAGAACCGTTCCGTATGCCCGAAGTCGACGGGTCGCGTCAATTCCGATACCTGGGCGGCTACTATCGCCTATTAGTGCAGTAGAGAGGACAACAGATGGCAGAACGCGCGAGTATTTTTCAGGTCACACAATTGGGGCCGGAGACGACACCGGGGACAGCGGTCGATGGCGATACCCGGCTGCTGGGGACCTCTTTCAGTCTGGGGATTCGCCCCGACGTGAACATCTTTCGACCGAACGGCTATAAGTTTCCGACGGTCGCAATCCCGAACCGTGAATGGGTCGAAGGGTCGTATGAGGGGCCAGCCTGTTACAACGATCTGGCCTATATCCTGTCGGGGCTTGTGGATACCGTTACGCCTGTCACCAGCGGAACCACAGGCTATCTGTGGACCTTCGAGTCTGACAGCGACGCGGCCGACACGCCCAAGACGTTCACTATCGAGCATGGGTCGGCAGAGCGCGCGGATAGTTTCGCCTATGCGCTGTTTACTGACCTGACCTTGAGCTTTGCGCGCGGTGGCGTCGAGGTTAGCGGGTCGCTGATCGGGCAAGCGTTGGATACCGACATTACCCTGACCGAGTCGCCCACCGAGATCGCCCTTGTGCCGATTGCCGCGCCGCAAGTCACCTTCAAGACCGCCGCGACCGCTGCGGGCCTGGCGGGGGCCTCTGCGCTGACGCGTGTCAAGCGCATGGAGTGGACGCTGGGCAGCCGCTATGCGCCCGCCTGGTACATGAACGGGTCGACCAGCTTTGGGGCGCATGTTGAAGGTGAACCGCAAGGACAAGCGAAACTGATGGTGGCGGCAGATGACGCGGGGATGAGTTATATCACCAACCTGCGGGCGGGTAGCACGATTTTCCTGCGCGCCGAAGCCACCGGGGTGCAAATTGGCGCGGGGCCAGCGGTCTACAAGTTGACGCTGGATACTGCGCTGAAGATCACCGACGTTTCTGATCTGCGCGACGACGAAGGCGTCTATGCGGTCGAGTGGACCTGCGACATCGCGCACGATTCGACCTGGGGCAAGGCGTTTAGCATTGCGCTGATCAACAGTCTGGCGTCCCTTTAAGTTTTTTCCTGAACCTTGAGCAAGACCAATCACGGAGATAAACCATGCCTAAACTATCTGCTATCAAGAACCGCGTCGAGGAGATCAAGATCGACTATCAAGGTCATGAGATCAATGTGACCTATCGGCCTAGCGGCCTGTCAACGCAACAGGCGATGGAATTGCAAGCGGCTGACAAGACCGATAACAAAGCGGTCATGACGTCGCTGGTGCGGGGCCTCTGCGCGCTGGTTGTCACCTGGGACGTGCTGGGCGACGACGGGCAACCGTTGCCTGTCGAAGAAGACGTGATCCTGGCGACGTTCCCGCCTGATCTTGTCATCCTCATGGCTAACACGATTGGGGAGCATAATCGCCCAAACGCGGGGAAGTCCGACACCTAGTTCGGTTCCTGGTGTCGGACGGAGAGTTTGGCGAATTGCCCGACTGGTATGTCTTGCTGCGTGCGGCGCGTTACCTGAACGTCCAACCCTGGGAGCTATTAGAGCAACCGTCAGTCTGGATGGAATACGCGCTGCACGCGGAATACGCTGAAAGCGAAGCGACTACCCAGATATCGAAACGTAAATGAGTGCGGGCGCGGGGCTACCTGCGCCTGTTTTTTAAGGCGGGTGAAATGGCTTGTCGATCACAGCGGCAGAATTGCTGGTTAGTGTTGACGCAGACACAAGCGGAGCATCGCGCGATCTAGACAGTTTTAGTAAACGACTGAATGGTGCGGCCCAGAGCTTGGGCGGGGCTGCGCTAGGCTTGTCGGCGGGCGTCACAACGCCCCTGGTTGCGCTGACCTCAAACATCCTGTCAACGGCAGGTGCGTTTGAAGCCAGCATGAATCAGGTCATGGCGTTAACAGGTGCGACCGGGGCGACGTTTGACAGTATGCGCGCCCAGGCAATGGAGCTAGGCCGCACCACGCAGTTTTCTGCATCGCAAGCCGCTGACGCGATGGGCTTCTTGGGCATGGCTGGCTTTGACGCCCAAGAGATCATGGCGGCAATGCCCAACGTCTTGCAGTTGGCGGCGGCTGCGAATATTGACCTGGGACGCGCGGCCGATATCACCTCAAACATCTTGTCGGGGTATGCGATGGAGACGTCGCAACTGGCCTACGTCAACGATGTGCTGGTCAAAGCAATGACGTCTAGCAACGTCAATATGGAGATGCTAGGCGCGTCCATGAAGTACGCTGGCCCGATTGCTGCGGGGCTAGGGCTAGATTTCGCTGAAGTCACCGCCGCGATTGGCATGATGGGCGACGCCGGGATTCAAGGCGAACAAGCCGGGACAGCCTTGCGCGGCGCACTGGCGCGCCTGGTCAAGCCGACCAACGAAGTGCAAGGCGCGCTGGACGGGCTGGGCGTCGCAGTCACCGACAGTCAAGGCGAGCTTTTGCCCCTGGTCGACATCTTCCGGCAACTGGAAGACGCGGGCGCGACGACGACGGACATGATTTCGATCTTCGGGATCGAAGCGGGTCCCGCCATGATATCGCTGTTGAGTATGGGTAGCGAAGCCCTCAATCAGTTCACAGGCGAATTGCAAAACGCGGGCGGGACCGCTGAAGAGATTTCGGCAGTTCAGATGAAAGGCTTTCAGGGTGCAATCAAAGCCCTGCAAAGTGCCTGGGAAGGGCTACTGATCACGTTTGCTGATTCGGGCTTGCTAGATGTCGCGGCGGGCATGATCGTCGACGCTACGGCCTTCCTGGGGGATTTAACGACAAGTCTAGCTGACGTGTCGCCTGAAGCGATTCGCATGGCGGTGACCATTGCGGGGATCGCGGCAGCGGCGGGGCCTGTGCTGGGCGTGCTGGCGGGCGTCACGGCTGCGCTAGGATTCTTGCTGTCGCCTCTGGGCGCGGTGGTTGTGGGCGTGGCAGCGTTGGCAGCGGCGTTTGCGCTGGATTTCGGCGGGATTCGCACCGTCACCAGTCAAGTCGTCAACGAGCTTGTGGGGCTGTTTGGCGAGTTGCGCGCGGCGGGCGGGTCTTCGTTAGAAGCGTTGTCGGTCGTGCGCGAATGGCCGGGGCCGCTGCGGTCGCTAGGTGAGGCGGCAGTGGGCGCGGGGGCGTCGCTGCAAGCCATCTGGGAAGTCGCCAGTGGCGGCAAAGTTGACCTGTCTGAGCTAGGGCGTTTGTCGACCATTATCGACGAAGCCTTTGGGCCGGGGAGTGTCCAGACGGTCATGGGCTTCGGGATGAGTCTGCGCGAGATGAGCGCGGGCGCACAAGAAGCCTGGGGGAAACTGACGGATTTTCTTTCCCCAGCCGGAGATCGTCTGCGTGATTCGCTGTCGACTGCGTTTTCAGGGTTGAGCGAATTGGGGCCCAAGTTTGGAGCAATGGCGACAGCGGCGGGGCCAGCCCTGGAACGCATTGGGCAAACGGCGCAAGCGGTGGGCGCGGCCCTGGTGGTTGTCTTCGACTTTGCCATCAATGCGGTCGGGTCGATCCTCAACCGTCTACCTGCCATTGCCGGGTTCGCGCTGGATCAAATTGTCGCCATGATCACATTGCTGTCGTCGACGCTAGACGGGCTGTTTAAGCTGGTCGGTGCGCTGATCAACGGCGACTGGAAGGGCGCATGGGCAGCGGCGCAACAGATATACACAGGCTTCGATCAATTCCTGCGTTCGTCGCTGACTAACCTGACCGGGCTGGCCGGAGAAGTCTATGGCGCGCTGCGCGATACCATTGTCAATACCCTGAGCGATATGGGGATCGACGTGGCGGCGGGCGTCGCTGAAGCCGAAGCGATTGTCACACGTTTCTGGAATTGGCTGACGGGCCTGTCGGGGGCTGAAATTTTTGCCGGGATAAGCACAGGCTTTGCGGGGGCGGTCGAGACAATGATCGGCTGGGTCTGGCCGGAACCCGCTGACCTGTTGGGCTGGCGTTGGCCGGAACCGTCTGACTTGCTCAATTGGGGCTGGCCCGACCTGTCTGACCTGCTGGACTGGTCATGGCCTGACCTGTACGACTTGAAAACGTATCGCTGGCCGGAAGTGCCGCGCCCCGATTGGCTGGAAAATCTACTGTCTTGGCGTCCCTCAATTCCTGGCTTTGCGACAGGCACACGATCCGCGCCAGGGGGGCTGGCCTGGGTGGGGGAACGTGGGCCTGAGCTTGTGCGCTTGCCACGCGGGTCGCAAGTTTGGAGCAACCGCGAGAGTATGCAGATGGCGGGCGCGGCGTCGGGGGGAGTCCATATTACGATCAATGCGACAGGTAGCGGGCCTGAAGAAGCCGAAGCCCTGGCCTATCGCGTGATCAACATTCTGCGGCGCAAGGGGGTCTAATGGCAGTCACGATTGAGCTTGTCTTAGAAGAATACGGGGTCGAGTTGTCGGCCCTTGCGTTGAACGCCAGTCCGATTCTCGCGCTCGACATGCCCCTGTCTACCCCAGAAATGAGCATGGCGCAAGCCGAACGCATAGGCGACGGGGACGTGCAATCCCCGTCGACCTGGCGGTCGACTACCGAGTCGATCAATCTTCTGATCACAGGCGCAAACGCCGGGGCGGTCAAAGAGAACGTCAACGCAATTGAGGCCTATCTTTATGCAGCGCGCGACGCGCGTGACGGGTTTAGTCCGCGCCGCGTCTTTTTGCGGGTACAGTTCGACCACGATACGACCAAATGGCGGTCGCAGATTATTAGTGGACAGCTGGTCATGGTGCGGGGGACAGACCAGATCTGGCGCAAGCATGTGGAGGCCGCGCTGATCTTGACCCGTCGCTATTTCTGGGAAGACAACACCGAGCGATCCATCGCGCTGACGTCACGCGCCACGACCACCGCGACGACAGGGGGCGTCACGATTCACAATACGTCGGGGGCGGGGTCGACGGGCAACTGGTTCAAGGCAACGTCTGGGCAGATTAGCGGCACAATTCCCGCGCCTGTCAAGATCACGATTCGCAATGCCAGTGGCGACGACCGCTACGCACAATCGGTCTACCTGGGCAACTATGCGTTACTAGGCGATCCCGAGGTCGACGTCGCGCTAGAAGCAACAAGCGGCACATGGGCATCAAGTAAGAATTTGGTCGCGGGGGCCGAAACTGCCTATACCTGGTCAACCCCGTTACCGACAGCGTTGCTCACGGCTGCGGGACGTCGCTATATGCGCGCCCTGGTTGTCTGGGGGACGGAGCCCACCGTGGATACGCTGATTCGGGGTAAGACGCAATTCGACGATGGCGGCTATCTAGACGTTGTGGTCGGGGAGCAACTACGCGCCAATGGCGCCGTTCTGCTGGACCTGGGCGCGTTCCCGTTGCTGGCGGGCGGGTTGCCGCAACTGCCTTCGACCGGGATGCGTTTCTCGATCACGACTGAAGCAGTAAGCGACCAGACCGTGACGCTGGATTGGCTGATGCTTTTCCCTGCGGGACCCGGTACATTTCGCAGATTGCGCGCGCTCGACCTGTCGACGCGCCTTTATGAAAGCGAAACGCTGGTCGACGACGGGATCGATGGCAACGTCTACGTGATCAATGCAGCGGGGACAGGCACCGACCCCTGGTTTCGCGGCTACGGCAGTCCGCTCCACGTCTTTCCTGGGCGCACACAACTTTTCCGAATGTTGATACAGGGTCAGACTGCAATGCAGACGGGTACACAATACACCGCGCGGGCTTATTATCGGCCGCGTCGCCTGACCTTTTAGAGAGGGGTTTTATGCAACAGTTTACCGCACGCATTGCGCGGCGCGCTGACCTGTTTTCAGGGGCTTACGATCCCGTCCCCGACGGGCTGATGCTGACGCCTAAACGCTGGTCGGCCAAAGCGATTGGGGGCTTTCGGGCTGCGGAGATCGACGTGGCTGGGCCTGTTGAGTCGCTGCGTCACTTACTGAATTGGGCGGGAGATCGTGTCGAGATCATTGGCCCGACCGGTTCAATTCTCTGGGTCGGCTACATCCGTCAGGTCGACGCCAACCTGGGCGGGCCATCTGTCTCCATGACCGCTGACGGGGTGGTCAATCGCTGCGCTGTGCGCTATGTGCGTGTCTTGCCCAACGGTGCGCCAGAGAGCCGCCTGACAGCCTGGGCGCAAGATGACGCCAGCGTCAACCGCTACGGCAAACGGGAGTTGATCTATGCCCTAGACGAAGCGACAGAGGCCGACGCGGTACGCGTGCGGGATCGCCTACTGGAACGGCTGGCCCACCCGACACCGATTGTCGAGTCTGGGAACGACAGCCAAGCAGGAGCGTCACTTTCCTGTGCGGGCTATTGGGATGCACTCGATTCTGTCTATCACCTGGAACCGCGCGGCCTGGTCGAGCATGTTGGGGGCGGGGGTGGAGAGCAACCGCTGTCGGCTGCATACGTCGCGACGACAATCGGGTTCGGTGCGCTGTCGGCGTCACCAGGGTCAGATGACGTCACCGACACCGCTAACGGGTTCGGGGTCTTCGAGGTAGGCGACGTGATCAAGCTGGCGGGGTCGTCCAATCCTGACCTGAACGGGGTCTTTACCATCAAGGCAGTCAATAGCGCAAGCCATATCGAATTGACAGACTTTAATTCGAGCGATCCGATTCCGAGTCAAGCGGCGGGGCCGACGATCACGGTAACGCGTGGCGAAGGGGTCATGGCCTATCAGGTCGCACAGTCATTCACCATTCCCAGCACATCGGCCTGGAACGCGGCGGGCGTGGCGATTCGCGTACGGCGCGTGGGCGTCCCCAGCGGGCCGTTATACGTCGACTTGATGTCTGATAGCGGGGGATCGCCTGGAAGCGTCCTAGAGGCGTCCAGTATCGCTGCTATCGACGTGCCAGAAGAAGCGGATTGGGTCGAGATCGATTGGAGCAACAATGACACCCTCAACCCTGGCACGACCTACTGGCTGCGTATTCAGTCGGGGGTCAACAGTCTGTCGGCCTACTATCAAGTGGGGCTGGATGAGGACGTAGGCTATTCGGCGGGCGTCATGAAAATACACAATGGGTCGAGTTGGGTTACACGCGATCCGAACGCCGATATGTCGTTTCGTATCTGGGGTGAGGCGTTTAGCACGACCAAACTGCGCGACGCGGCGTCGACGTTGGCAGAGTTTAGCAGTACGGGGACAGTCGTCATTCGCGAGGCGTCGGGGATCGGGGTTCGCATTTACCGCGACGATGACCGTACCGCACTTGAGGAAGTGCAAGACATGCTCGACCTGGGCATGAATGACGGGCGGCGGCTGATTGCTCAAGTGGGGACAGACCGCGCGCTGGTGGTCGGGCCAGTCGAAGCAAGCACAGCCAACGATCTTGTGCTGGGCGAAGATGGCGTCTTGCGCTATGGGGGCAAAACTGCTGTCGAGCCGGGTAAGTTGATCGTGGGTCGCTATGTGACGGTCCCGTTCTTGCCGCGCCTGGGCGGCAGCGTCGGCGCGGGCAGCGAAGGCATTGCGCTACTGGTCGAGGAAGCAGAATACGACGCAACCAGTGGACGCCTGAACCTTAGAACCGAAGGCGCGCCTGATCCGTGGGCTGTGCTGACCAGGAGAAAGGGGTAACGTGACTGAACGATATAGCACAGACGCCAAGCGCGTGTGGCCTTACCTGTTGCCGCGTATCGAGAAGATTCTGCGAAACGCCGGAGTCGGCGGCAGTGGGGGCGGGGGCGGCACGATTGAGATCACAGGCGGCGCACCGTCGCCTCACGCGCTTGACAGCCCGCACCATACGGGGCTGCTGGCTGACGCGCAAGCCCCTCAATTCCTCAAGAGCGACGGATCGCGCCAACTGACAGGCAACCTGACCGTTGCGCCAGGGATGACGATTGACGGGGTTGACCTGGGCGGCTTCAAGGCGTTGTACGACGCCCACATTATCAACCCTAGCGCGCACCATGCGCCTGTCACCGCTGGGGCGGCTATCGGGCTGTCGGGCCAGCAGGTCAGTGTCGCATTGGCCGCGTCGTCGGGGCTGTCGACTTCGGGCGGGCTGAATATCGCCAATAGCGTCGCGGGCAACGGGTTAGGCATCACCGCTGGCAAGGTCATGAGCGTCAACGTCAAAGAAGGGATCGAGATCGACGCCGACTTTTTGCGCGTCGACGAAGATTACGCCTTTATCTGGGAGGCCCAACATCGCTTTAACGCTGACCTTCAGGTCTATGCAGACATAGACTTTGTCGGCGCGCACCGAACAATCACGACCAACGGCTGGAACCTGAATCTGTCACCTGGCGGCAATTTGTATCTGTCGCCCACGCTGAATGTCCTGTTGCCCAATGCTCAAGAGCTACGCACAGAAACCGTGACAGATTTGCCGACCGGGATCAACGGTATGCGTATGTGGGACGTGGGGTCGAATTATCGGGGCATCATTGCCGGGGTCGCGAAGTTCGATGAATTGCGCGCCAGGGTCTTTGTCGCGGATGAGACACGCGTGGATCGGGGGCAAGAATACTGGTCGAAGTCGTTCGGGATCGTTCTGAATGATTGGGTCATGCCCGATGTGAACGGTTTTCGCCAGGTCGTCTTCGAGAGTTCGCCCGCGTTTGCGGGGAATCTTTTTACCGTCGGTGATGCGATCTTGTTTCGCATTATTGATTGGGGGACGGGCCTGACCATCAGTCGCTTCTGGATGCGCGTCCATGCGTTCACGTCTAGCGGGACAACGAGTGATGGGGTCGCGTGGCAAGAGTGGCATTTGCAGCATATCACAGGTGGGACGCCTGGACAGGTGATCAAGTCGGGGTCGGTAGGTGTCTGCGCGGGGCAAGTGGGGCAAGGTTGGATTCACCTATCTGCGCTGTCGCCGGACGGTGGGCCGTTCATTCAGATGGGCAGCATGACGTCGAATTATAGCGTCGGTTCCCAGACCGCACCGGGCTTTACCAACTACGTGCGGATGGGCAACCTGAACGGGGTCGCCGGGATTTCGTCCGACACCTGGGGCTTTGCGGCGGGCAACAATCTGGGCCTGGCGATTGGGGCGGGCTTCAAGGGAATCTTGGTCGATCCCACGCAAGGGGTGCGGATTTACGACGCGGGCATCTGGGTCAAGGATGGGGCGGGGCGCGGCGTCCTGGGCGTGCATGGCGGCGCGTCGGGTAGCGTCTCCTGGGGCGGGCTGACGCTCACGCCCGGAGACATCCTGATTGGCGATTCGGTGGCGGGCGGCTATCTGCAATGGGACGAAAGCGCAAGCGGGGCCGAAAAGCTAAAGCTTGTCAATTCGGCAATCTCTATCTCTCAAGAGGGTGGGGGGAGTCTGTTTATTGATTCCTACGGGGTTGACATCGTATCGCGCAGCAACTTCTACTACCCTTACGGCGACCTGGTGGGCTATGCGGGGTCAGGCTTTCCAGGCATCAAATATTACTACGAAGGCAGCGCGATGGATTTTCGCTTCGGGGAAAATTCTTCGACCAATCGGGTCGACTTTATGAGTTGGCTGGCGGCTGAACCTGGTCACGGCAAGAGCGCGCGCAATATCCTGGCCGCGTCGCTGTACGGCGACACAGACTTGAACATGCCGGGGACAGCGACAGTTCTCTTAGAGGCGGCGCACAGCGGGATTGAGGGATCGGGCGGGCCTGGATTTGAGACAGCCTATGATCGTCGCACTTCGTTGTCGCTCAACCAGTCGAAGGGTGGCAGTTCGATTGTCCTGAACGCGCTGGGGAGCAACGCATGGGGCGGGCTGATCGACCTGAACGCCAACATCATTAACCTGGACGCCGACATTTCAGTCAACCTGAACGGGCCGACCTACGCGGCAGATATCAAGCGGCTGCGGAGTGGCACGACAGGCGGCATTTCTCCCAACAGTGCGACTTCGTTTCCAGTGCCGGCATTTCCGTCGATGCTGATCGCATGGCCGGGGTCGGGGTCGACGCGGTTCTTTATGATTCACTTCCGGTCCAATAGCGCGTTGCCTGTTGTCTTGTCGTCGGCGGGGGCGGGGTCGGTGGCAGTCGCGACGGGGCCGCTAGATGGCACAAGCGCGACAGGCGGCAACGTCAACGTATCAGTACATACCGACAATGCTTGCTACATCGAAAACAAGTATGGCTACGGGATCAACTACACCTACCTGTGGCTGACGTAGGAAGGGAGAGATTGGGCGATGGCAAAGATCACGATCACCGTCGGGCCATACGTTGCGGAGCGTGAGATCGACAATACTAGGCTACAACGGCTGGTTGACCTGTTAGCCAACGCTGCGGGCTGGCCCGGTGAAGGTGACGCAACTGGCCCGCAAGCGAAGCTAAACTGGTTCTTGGATCAATTGGTGCAGTATGTCAGACGCCGCGCCCAGGAGCAATTGCGGCGCGAGCTAGACCGGGCGGCAGCGGCAGCAAACGCGGCTGCAATCGCAGAGTTAAACGACCAAACCACAAAGGAGCGACAGGCATGAGCGAAGTCAATACGGTCGGGGCCGAGACA